CTGCAATGGCTAATGGCCACAACTGTGAGTCCGGGCATGGGATCACTGAGACACAACTGGATTGCACCCAAGAAAAAAGAAGCAGGCGCAGGTTCAATGAAAAAGCAATTGGCCGAACTGTTTCCACATTACAAGCCAGACGAAATAGATGTTATGGCAGCGATCACAACCAAAAAAGAACTTGACCAATACATTAGACAGCATGGACGAGACACAAAGTAAGTTTACTTGTGAGTTTTGTAAAAAAGAGTTTGCACGTGAAAGCTCTATTGCAGTACACATGTGCGAGCCCAAGCGCAGACGCATGGAACAAAGTGAACGTGGAGTACAACTGGGATTTCAAGCCTACATCAAGTTCTACGAACTGGCACAAGGTAGCGCCAAGCTAAAAACATTTGAGGACTTTTGTGACTCACCTTACTACAGAGCATTTGTCAAGTTTGGCCGCTATTGTGTAAACACACGAGTCATCAATCCTGCACAGTTTATGTCATGGTTATTGAAAAACAACAAGAAGATTGATAACTGGTGCAGTGACAAAATCTACACCGAGTACTTGTTGTTTTATCTACGAGTAGAAGCTGTGGCAGATGCTTTGGCTCGTGCAATAGAGTACAGTATTGACTGGGAAGAAAAACACACACATCCCGCACATGATTGCATGCGTTATGGCAACAGCAATTTGTTATGTCATGCAGTCACTGCAGGTCGCATATCACCTTGGGTGATTTATAATTCAGCATCTGGACAAGAGTTTCTAAATAATTTGGACTCGTCACAGATTGCAATGATTTGGCCATACATTGACAGTGATGCCTGGGCCAAGAAGTTTCATGACTACTCGGCAGACCAAGAGTATGCCAAAGAAATACTAAAACAAGCAGGGTGGTAACATGAGTGCAGATATTGACATTGACTTTGCCGACAGAGATAGTGTGCTGAAGCTGATTCGGTACACTCCTGCACGACAACTACATCAAGGACAAGTGCGCAGACACAACTCCGGAGTGTATGTCACAGACATTCCTTATGATCCCATACACAACTGTGCGGCATTGGATTATGAAGAAGCCGAACAGAGAGGCTATTTTAAAATTGATCTGTTGAACATGAGTGTGTATCAATTGGTCAAGAATCCTGAGCATTATCAAGCAATGTTGACAGCTACTCCTCCCTGGGATAGGCTATATCAAGATACTGAATGGGCACGACAATTAGTACATGTGGGCAACTACACAGACCTGTTGAAGAACATGCGACCAAGCACTGTGCCACAAATGGCAGCGTTTATATCAATTATTAGGCCAGGCAAAGCACACTTACAGAATCAGTCCTGGGCAGATGTGTTTTCTACAGTATGGGATGGTGATGACAGTCAGGGATACACGTTTAAAAAGTCACACAGTTTGTCTTATGCAATGTTGGTTGTGTTGCACATGAACTTGCTTAATCAAGCCGACGAACCAGTGTAATTGATTTGCGCTTGCTCTTTTTGCGAGATATATCCAGTAGACTACAAGCTGGTCCGTGTAATATTTCTAAATCTTTGTTGACAAATGTGCGTAGTGTGTAGCGGAACGGTTCCCACTCTGTGCGCAAAAATATGTTGATAGGAATAGATCTGTTGCTTTCCCACCACCAAGTCGTGGCCAGTTCCAAGAATTTCATCTTGTTCTCCGGCAACAGTATACTACCAAAGTCGTAGATAGTCGTGACTGCATCGTCCCTGTTCTGTACAATGCCCACGTACTCAGCGTTTGCATACACGCACAGCGTGATAAACGGATACTTTTCCGTCAGTTTGTCAAAGATATTATTACCCATAAATATTGTTCTATGTATTCCACAACCGTTTACTTATATCAGCAAATCACCAGAGTGTTATTGATTGACACCAGTGGCGGCTATTTCACAGCGAGGTACGATCCAGTGTACGCAAAACAACTAACAGTAAACAAAGGCGTTGATAACGTGCTTTTGTTTGAATTTATTAACCAGGAACAAAAACCTGTAAACATCACCGGCAGCACGTTTGTGTTCCGTATGATCAGTCAAAACGGCGATGTGCTGTTGCTCAGCAAACGAATGGAAACTCTGAGTGCCGCACTTGGCAGAGTCAAAGTAGTGCTAACAACTGAAGATACAATTGATTTAACAGCACAACCTGCCAGTTACAGTATCCAACGCACATCCGGCGATTACGTTCAAGCTGTGTACACAGATGCTAATTCGCAAGCACGAGCTGACTGCAATATTGTAGATTCAATACTACCCGAATTTCAAGACAGTGCCAACTTGACTATTCCCACAATTTATGGACCAAATGCATGGCCACAAAATCCACCAAGTAGCTGGCCTGATTGGGCACTTACTCCGCAGCCATTGAATTTTGCACATGCGACAGAATTTTATTCAAGTCAAATTCCCACACACGGCGCCAGCTTGACCACAATCAAAATGGATCTAACACATTACACAGGCACAATCAAAGCACAGGCCGCACAGGACTATGAAGCACCTTGGTATGATGTAACAGATTCAACACAGTACCTGGATGCAACAGAAAGCATTTATCTTAATGTGCTTGGATTCCATCCGTTGATACGTGTGGCATTTAACCAAAGTCAAGGATGGGGCGCCAGTGCTACTGCCACAGTGGTCAACGGAGTGGTCACAGGTATCACTGTCAACAACACCGGCCAAAACTATGTGGCCGCACCAAATGTAATGATTCTTGGCAATGGTGCCGGTGCCAGAGCAATTGGCAGTGTGGGAGCAGATGGCGGTATTGGACCCATTACTGTGACTGACGGTGGAAACGGTTATCTACCCGTGACGTTTGGTAATCCAGTGTATGCCAGTGTTGTCATAAACAACGGCACTATTACCAATTTGATGTATCGTTGATTGATCTTTGTTGAGCAATCTGTTATACTAAACAGATGCTAGACATTGTTTCCTACTTACCCGGCAAACGCAAACAGACTCCATCTGGGTGGATCAGCTTCAATGCGGTTTGTTGCAGCCATAATGGCAACAACATAGACAAAAGACAACGTGGTGGACTTAAGGCCTCGGAACAGGGCTGGAGTTATCACTGCTTCAATTGCGGCTACACTGCCAGCTTTATCCTTGGCCGCACAGTAAGCTTCAAGGCCCGTAGGCTCTTGAGTTGGTTAGGTGTACCTGATGCTGAAATTGATCATCTTAATCTAGAAAGTCTGCGCCATAGAAGCATCAACGGCATATTAGAAGAACGGCAAAAGACTTTTAACTTACTAAGTGCAATTGAATTTGAAGAACGTGACTTGCCTCCGTTTGCTGAACTGCTGACAGATCAAGGCAACTACAGAGACTATGTGCGCAAACGTGGTGTACCTGAAGACTTCCCGGTCATGGTGCAAATACAAAATGATGGCGTCCACTGGATCAGGCCACATGTGATAATTCCATTTACCCATAATGACCAGATTGTGGGTTATACATGTAGATTTCTCGACAACAAAACGCCTAAGTACATATCCGACAGCCAACCTAACTACGTGTTTGGCACAGATCTACAAAACAAAGCCTGGGACCATGCGTTAGTAATGGAAGGTATATTCGATGCACTCAGCATTGGAGGCCTTGCCGTGATGCACAACACCATCAGCGATGGACAGGCTAGACTCATACGCAGTCTAGGAAAACAAATAACAGTAGTGCCAGACCAGGATGTGGCTGGCCTAGAACTAATTGATCGTGCTGTAGAACTAGGATGGGCTGTGAGCATACCCAACTGGCCAGCGCATATTAAAGATGTAAATGATGCTGTGGTAGAGTTGGGTCGACTTGGTACCTTGCTGACTATTATGCAAGCAAGAGAAACAAGTAAAATCAAGATAGAACTAAGAAAGAAACAAATTGCTAAAAGAATACGGACTTGATGTCCAAAAACTATTTTTAGAGATGATGTTGGAAGATGCGAGCAGTTATGTGCGCATTCAAAATATTTACAACCCAGAAAACTTTGACAGAAGTTTACGCAAAGCCGCAGAGTTTATCAAAGAACACAGCGACAAATACAAAACATTACCCGAGCGCACACAACTGGCAGCGGCATGTGGAGTAACACTACAAGCAGTACCGGACCTGAATCAAGGTCACTACGACTGGTTCATGACTGAGTTTGAATCGTTTACCAAGCGACAAGAACTTGAACGTGCTATTTTAAAGGCAGCTGACTTGCTGGAAAAGGGCGATTTTGATCCTGTGGAAAAACTCATTAAAGATGCTGTGCAAATCTCGCTTACCAAAGACATGGGCACAGACTACTTTGCTGATCCGGCTGCCAGGATCAACAAATATTTCAACTCAGGTGGACAAGTATCAACAGGCTGGCCACAGATGGATCGATTGTTGTATGGCGGCTTTAGCCGTGGTGAGCTCAACATCTTTGCAGGAGGCTCAGGTTCAGGCAAGAGCTTGGTCATGATGAACATTGCACTTAACTGGTTACAGATGGGATTAAGCGGTGTTTATATTTCACTAGAACTTTCGGAAGAACTAACAAGTTTGCGCACAGATGCCATGTTAACACAAACAAGTACCAAGGACATTCGCAAGGATATTGATACCACCACAATGAAAGTCATACTGGTGGGCAAGAAGTCGGGAAATTATCAAGTCAAAGGATTACCGGCACAGAGCAATATCAACGATATTCGTGCTTACTTGAAAGAGTATCAAATTCAAACAGGCAAGAAAGTGGACTTTGTGATGATTGACTACTTGGACTTGTTGATGCCTGTAAGTGCAAAAGTCAGTCCCAACGACTTGTTTGTAAAAGACAAGTATGTGAGTGAGGAACTGCGTAACTTGGCCAAAGAGCTGGGAGTGTTAATGGTAACTGCATCGCAGTTGAATCGATCAGCGGTGGAAGAAGTTGTGTTTGATCACTCACATATTTCAGGTGGTATTTCCAAAATTAACACCGCAGACAATGTGTTTGGTATCTTTACAAGTCGTTCAATGAAAGAGCGTGGCAAGTATCAGATACAATGTATGAAATCACGTAGTTCAACAGGTGTGGGACAAAATATTGACCTGGAGTACAACATTGAAACCATGCGCATTACAGACGAGGGTGGGGATGAAGGAACCGGCTACAACAAGCCACAGAACAGTATCATGGACACAATCAAAGCACGTAGCCAGATAACCACGGTTGATACTGAAAGCGCCAAGTCTACAAAGTGGGAGAAACCAACTGGCAAACACGCATGGGATTATCAAGCAGGTGGTGCAGAGCCAAAGTCAGATGACACAGAAAAGGTCACAGCAGACGTGCAAAGTGCAAAACTCAAACAAATGCTAGCCGGTATTAAAAAGGGTTAAGCAAATACGCAACCGTTGTTGCCCACGCAATACCATTTGGAATTGATGTACTGTAGTGTACAACCATCACCAATGTCGTTGAGCGTAATGGTGCCAGTGCCGGATGATTTCCATCCTGCATTGGTTACTGTAATAACCATGTCACCAGAATCCGCGGCCATCATAAAGGTTTTGATTTGACCATTTGTACCAGCAGCCAATGTAGCAGTCTCTGCTGCCGAAGTACTAATATAACTGGCAGTTGTTGCCAAGCTAGCGGCCGCAGATGCAGCCAGGTCTTCACTGCTGGCCAACAACAATGGATTTGTGTACAAACTTAAAGGACGGTTTAAATCAAACATGGTAACAGTGACACCACCATTCCTGGTTTGGAATGCAAACTCATATGTGCCTGTGGCAGCAAATGTAATAGTATTGCCTGACATGCCTTGCACTCCGGTGGTACCGTACAGTGTGGTCATCCCAGAAAACGTAACAGTTCTACCTGCACTATCTATAACCAGTTGTAATTTGATATATCCAAATGTGGGAGAAATTGGCCAATTGGTAAAGCTGACATTGATATTGCCCGTGGTTGAAATAGTTTGATAATGACCTGCAGAGTAATCCACAGCAATGGATCCTGCTGTGGCAGTGATATTCACTGCCGTGGCACTAAAGTCTTGAATTTTTGCCGCATAAATCAGCGCATCATTCATATTGTTGTCCAATGTAGTACCAGTCAGGGCGGCCTTTAATACAGCTTTGGTTTCAAGATCGTTTATTTCGTCCTCTGCGTATTGAAAATTAGTTTGAATTGCTGTAAAATTGTCACGAAAGCCCTGCGTATTATTGGGCTGTCCGGCCACAGGATATGCGGCATTTATATTGTTTGGGTTAATCTGACTAGTCATTTGTGTTCCTTTGCCTTGCAAGCAGTATAGATATTTATTAGAATTCAAAAAGCACTAAATAATCCAAAGGTTCTTGAGTAATGCAAAAAAAGACACGTAGTTTGTTAGAAGAATTGGACTCAATGTATGTTGAGCGAGATCGTCGCCTTATAATTGAATCCCGGGCAGATAATATAATTGCCAGTGCTATCAGACTGGTAGAACAAATTGAACAAGAATTTGGTGCTGAACAAGCAGAAATTCTCACAAGAAAATTGCTCAATGCCATTAGATCAAAGGATGCTGGAAAGTTTTCTAGATCCGTTAGGAAAACCAATGCAGATTCATGAAATAACAAAGAAACAAATAGACGAAGGTTTGGCAGATAAAATAGTCGGCGGCCTTACTAATATGGCCTGGAAAGCAGCCGGTACAACAAACCCACTGGATCAAAATGGACTTCAAGGCAATGCCACAGCTGGTAATCTAAGACAGGGTGCCGCAGGTGAAATGAATAAGACATTGCTGGCACCACTTGCAAAAGAAATGCGTAATCGTTGGTCACAAAATGTACAACAACTGCTGTTAAAATCAGTTGATAAAACCACTGGTGCACCTGTTACCAGCGCGGCACAAATTGATCGTGCGGCATTAGAAAAAGAATTTTATTTGTTTTTAAATGCTCTAGTTGGATTTGACGTAGGTACCATTGCAGGAATGGATGATGGATCTGGACAGGCCAAGCAACTGGACTCGGAACTAAAACCACAGATTACTGCGGCCATTGCCAACACACAAAAGCCCACAGCTGGAGCAGATGTGTGGCTGCCATTGGCCACAAGTGTTCAACGTGCAAAAAGCATAAGTCAATTTGCCAGAGGCAGCGGCGGTAAACCAGGTAACAAACAACAATCAGCTTCGGGGCAAAGAGCTGCCGCTATCACTTACGGGCCAGACAGAAAGCCATTGTTCAATGGCAAGCCTTATAACAAATCTGACCCTGCACATAGACTTGCAGTACAGCAATTTGGCGCAGATCCCAACACATACGTACCACAAATCTCACCATGAAATATCTAACTAAACTATTAGAAGGCGGCAATGTGTTCAAGGACAAGCAAGGCCAGCCACTCACACAACGCATCAATCAAGCCGACGTACCCGACACCATCAAGTACATTGAAAACATCTTGGGCATTGAATTCCCGCCTGAACGCTGGCTAGGGTCCACAGGCCGCGCCCCCACATCAGGCGACCTGGATCTTGCTGTGGATCTAAATGAAATTGATAAAGATCAATTGGCTGCCGCACTACAGCAAATTGTCACTGGTCAAGGATTAGATCCACGTGAATGGGTTGTTAAAAAAGGTGAAGTACACTTTAAAACTCCCATTGCCGGAGATCCCAATAACGGTTATGTACAAACAGACTTTATGTTTTTCCCTAATTTAGACTGGGGCACATTCTATTACGGCGGCGGCGAAGGGTCTGCATACAAAGGCATGAATCGTAATGTACTGATGTCAAGTATGGCCAAAGCCCTGGGCTTTAAAGTAGGTGCAAACGGCATGTTCAGTAGATCAACCGAACAACTGGTTCCGGGTGGAATGGATCCTAACCATGTGGCTCGAGTGCTATTGGGGCCTGCATTCACAAAAGAAAACCTAAAGAATGTGGAAAGTATCTTTGCCGCATTGAGTAATGATCCCAATAAAGATGCCAAGCTAAAAGATTTCCGTGAATATCTAGCACGTGAAGGATTAAAAGAGCCACAACTGTCGGTGTCTGAAGATGATGTGGGCTTCTTGGGACGCCTGCGTGACCGTATTGTGAATCGAGGCTACGTTGCACTGGTAGAAGCAGAAGAGCCTGGAGTGGGCGGTAGAGCCAAGGGCATTGAACACCTGGAAGATCTTGTGTTCCGTCGTGGCACACAAGGCATCCGAGACGCACTGGACATTGTTCAACATGCTACAGAGAATCCCCGAACTACCACCGCCAAGTGGGACGGCAAACCCGCTGTGATCTGGGGCCGCAAACCTGCCACAGGCGAGTTTGTGCTGACAGATGGATCTGGTTTTGAAGCCAAGGGCTACGACGGTCTTGCCACTAGCCCTCAAATGATGGCACAAATACAAAGCACACGGTCCGGTAATCGTGATGAATTAATCAACTTGTATGCACAGCTATTCCCTGTGCTTGAAGCCACACTACCTCCCAACTTCCGCGGCTACGTCAAAGGTGATCTATTGTACATGTCAACACCTCCAGAAATTGCCGGCAACTATGTGTTCCGCCCCAACACTATCGAGTACAAAATTCCAGCCCGAAGTAACTTGGGACAGCGTATTGGCAACAGCAAAATGGGCATTGCAGTACACAGCATGTACTCAGATGTAGGCGATGCACGTCAGCCCTTGAGTGGTGTAAAATTCAATGACGTGCCCGGGCTCATGCTGGAGCGTCCTGCAACTCCCCGAGCCCTGTCTGCAGAGCCGGCCAAGGTCAAACAACTCAAGCAACTGATTCGCACAGATGGTGCAGATATTGCCACATTGTTCAATCCTGCAGAACTGCGAGCACACAAGATCACAGACCTTGCCAAACTATGCGTGGACTATATCAATACCAAGGTTGGTGCTCCGCTAAATCCTGCCACACTATTACCTGAGTTTGGTGAGTGGTTACAAAGCCGAGTAACGCCCAGCAAGTTCCGCAACATTGTGGAGTACCTAGAAAGCCCCAGTAGCAATACCCCTGCACTGGCCGCTGCCTTTACTGCGTTTATACTGTTGCATGATCTAAAGATGGACATTCTAAAACAAGCAGATCTAGAGCATCCAGGACAAGAAGGCTGGGTCATGGCCACACCTGCAGGCTATGCTAAAGCTGTGAATCGCTTTGATCCCAATGCTTTTGCCGCTCAAAATCGACAGAGAAATAACCCTCAACCCACGTGATTTTTCCAAATTGACTAAATAAAAGCAGACCCGTAGTGGGTCACAAACTTAAAGGAAATTTATCATGGCATATTTAACACCCGTAAATGGCGATTCCCAACCGGTATTCGCAATCGACGTACAAAACGGCCCAGTAAGCCCATCAGCTTCTACAGCCGCTACACCAGTTAACCTAGCTGGTCCTAAGTTAGACTTCTTCCGTGCTGTTGCTAACACTACCGTTGTTTCACAACAAGGTGTTCAAGAGTACGTTGGAAACGTTATTCAAGCTATCCAACAAACTGCTACAATCGCAATGTATCAAGTTGACGGCACAGTATTGAGTTTCGCTACTTACCCAACAGGTGCTTTCGCTAATGCTACAACAAACACTAGCGCCGCTACCTTCTTGGCCGCCGCTAACATTACCTACACAGGTTATCAGTTAGACAGTGCAACCAGCGTTGGCTTCAAGCTATCGACCTAATCAATCATTGATTAACAACAAGCCCGGCTTAGAAATATCCCGGGTTTTTTGTTGGCCGTTAAATACTCCTATAATGCGAATCCTCTGTAGAACCCTTTTTGATTGCTCGGCCACTGGCATCACTGGTCATTTTAGACCCAGCCAGATACCATTTGTTGATGGTGCTGGCAACACAATTAAAAATCAACACGACTGGACATTTGCCAGGAATCAACAGCGCAACTGGGAAACACTAAATCAACTGATCAGCTTGCGTACACAACCAATAGATGTGGTTCCCTATGGCAGCGATTCGGGCACCTGGCAATTTGAATTTGAAGTTGAACACGGTGAGGTATACAGTACTACCGGGCATGCTGGCGACTTAACTGGCTTGGTAAATGAGTGTGCAGGCGTGCCCATGCTCACAGGATTAACAGAAAATCTCACTGAGCAGGCGGTATTAGTAACCGAAGGCGCAAATCAGAACATTTGGTTTGAACCCATAAATAAATGATGGGAGCCAATAATGGACACAACTGATATTGAGAAAAAGAGTCTTGAAGCGCACGTTGAATTATGTGCCGAGCGATATAAATTGCTAGAACTTAAATTAGAGACTCTTGAGTCCAATGTTGACAGTTTAAAAATCACCATCAATGAAGTACACGATATGGTACAAATAATGGCTGCCAAGCGTAATGATCAATTGATTGGTTGGGGGATAGGCATCATTGGCTTCCTGGTTGCAACAGTTGGGTGGCTAGTGTCACATTATATAATTAAATGAACAAACAAACCAAGCTAGAAGCCTTTGCCGCAAAAGAAATACTCAATCTAACTGACAAGTTGATTGTGAGTGATGGTCGCGGCGGCATCTTGGCTTTTGGAAAATACAATATTGTGCCTATAGAATACAAGTTTATAGTTAATATTAAAAATCAAGATTCTATAACATTTGGTAGCAAGCGCAGTGCAATCAGCTGGTGTATTGCAGATCAACACAACCAACTCACACTGGCACGAGTGATACACACACTAGATACCAAAAAACATAGTCTAGCGGCGGATATACACTGCCGCAAGACGCTTGCAGACCGTAGCAAGCACGAAGATTTTTACGAAGGTGTTTCCATCAAACTTCAACGCAAGATTGATCACATGGAAGCAGTTGATGCCGAATTAGAGAAATGTTTAATTTCGGCTAAATATATGCAAATTAGAGGATTCTCAAATGAAACTGCAAGAACTGGCCGCCCCGTCGCCAACAAAACAAATCGCTAAAGTTTTCGAAAGTTACTTTGGCTCTAACATTGAGTTTGACCGTTTAACACCGCGACAGACTCAACACCTGTTGCACCGTGTGCAAGGTCTGCTACGTGAACATCGTTCAGGGTCAGACAGATATCAAAGCCAACAAAATCCTGGTTACCTTAAACTGGTAATGATGGAACAGGCATTGACCACACGCATGTCTGAAGAAGCTATTCCTGTTGCTCCAGCCGCTGGTGTTGGTGCCGCACCTGGCGCCAAGCCTGCACAACCAAACACTGTGCAAGTTAAAGATCCTAAATTGGCTGCCGCATTAAAGAAAAGCACCGCTGGACAAGCACTGAATCCTGAAGAGCAAAAGCTAGTAGCCGGCGCCGCAATGATGCAGGCCGAAAGCCGGTTGCGTCGTGCAATGACTCGATTGAATGAATCAGAAGTACAGCAAGCTCAAGTGGTATTGGCTGCACAAGACATGGTTGATAAGATGCAAGGTATGTTGGAAGATGTAACTGAGTTGCAGTTCAAAGAATTGCCAGCTCTGGTTGATTCAATCAAGAACCAAGTTGGTATTGACCAAGCCACTCAATTCAACACAGATGCCACAGCCGCTCTTGCTGGCCTAGTACAGAATCTTCAAGGCGCCAAAGCCGCATTGGATCAAGCACTTGGTGTAGTAACTGGGCAAGCGCCTCCGCCAGACGCTGGTATGGCAGCACCTGCTCCTGGCGCAGTTGATCCAGCAGCTGGTATGGCACCACCTGCACCCGAAATGGGCGGAGAAATGCCGCCTGAGATGCCTGTTGACCCTGAAGCAGCCGCAGGCGGCCCTGCCCTAGGCAGAGCACGTAGATAATGCGATTCCGTGAA